GTGGGCTCCTGGAGACCGTTAGGTCCCCAGAAGCTGTGCAATAGCACATTACTAGAAATACATATTTGTAGTAACCGGAGTCTTTAGGATTTCCAGTTTATCGGAAAGATCCGACAAATTGGAGATATAGTAGGATTCTCATGGTTTAACGGCGGTTATTTTTCGAAGTAACCTTCATCATCGTCAGACATTAATGCGACATTGGTGAGATTCAAACTCACCAACCATTAATGTCATCTTGGTGGTGAAGTGTAACTTCTTAAAACCACGCCTTCAAAGCATGTCTATATGGGCTATAGACGTTGAAGAATTTCTTAGATTAGACATCAGTTTATCTGGTTTGTCTAGTCTCATGAGAGACATCGCGTCTATCAAATCCATCTCATCCATGTTCCGCACCTTCATCAGGGTACGTTTCATGTCTAAGATTTTATTATAGACTGCAAGAACCATTGGGTGTCTAAGAAGAAGCTTTAGATCGAAATCTCCTTTACGGAATTCCGATTCGAACTTGTCGTAAAAACGACCAAGATCGAAAGAAGCATCCTCTGCAGACTCTACTAGACCTAGACACAAGATCTCACGGATAAAACCGTGAACTAGATCTCTCCTTGGAATAATCAATTCCTCAATCTTAATCTTTTTGCAGAGATACTTACGTATCTCTTCATAAGTGTTAAGTGAGAGTGATTGCCTTATTACAAAGACAATATCTTCAACCTGGGATAAAAGTTTTGATTGAGATACAAATCTCTTTCTAATTTTAATCCCTTTGAAGACACTTAAGATCAGCTCAGTAGTACTACCACGTCAGCGTGTAGTATTCGAATATAAGTAACTAGCCAATTGTTTTACAACAACAGGTAGACTATTTATATTGGAAACTATACCCCTTAGTGGGAGTCCAGAGATCTCAACGCCTTTCCTTACTCATCTCTTAGCAAATTCATATGTGTTTTTGGACACATGTGTCTTTGCAACTGAGATATCCACACCAAGCTTGGTCATAACACGGATATATGCCCTGGCTACTTTATCATGATTAATCACGATATCGTCTCCAAGCAATATATACTTGTTAAAATCCCCTATACCGCACAAATGTGCAGCATAGTGAACAACCATGTGGTGTGTAAGAGTAAAAGTTGTCCAAGAACTATAAGCACCCATAGGTTGACCAACACTGTAACGTGTAAATCCTCCAGTGGGTAGCTTATAATCCCTATCAACTAATATATCTCGTCAGGCTTTGGCTTTAACTGGGTCTTTTAGAAGACCGGCTATTACCTTCTCCTGTAAAGATATAGGGAAACGATCTGTAGCACTTGTTAGATCGAGTGATCAAAACTTGTGCCCCATGGTCTTACCCCAGTTGTTAAAGGGATTCTGAGTGAATGTCCTATCTTGAGGGAGGTTTCTTAATTTCTTAAGAATTCCATCATGAATCGGACGCAGAACCAATTGACTATAGTAATCAACCATAGCTATTGGTCTCATCTTCAGCTCAGGATCTTCAACTATTGATATCTTTCCAATACCATTCGTGCTTATACCAGTATGGAATGCTCGGTGGTCCTTGAATACTACTTCAAGGAACTCACCTATCATAACTTTGAAGGACCCCTCTCCAATCAATGATTGGAAGTGGTCTAACATAGTTAGATTTCAGTGTCCCATATGGAATAAGGCAAATGGCCCAGTTAGTGTTGCTTTACCCATGGGTGAGGACTTATTACTTACATAATGTAAGGAATTATCCCACTTAGGGGAAAAGCTCAAATTATACTTCTTGATAAAGTCAGTAATGAACTTATCGGGTATGGTATACCCTATCTTCCCTTTAAAAGGGGATGATATCGAATTATAATCAACCACTAACTGGTTCTTCTCCTTTACAGTAGGTCTTATAGATCTTGTGAACCCCATCAGAGTCAAGACGAATCTTAACTCCTTAGGGTCACCAGAGTCTATAAGCTTCTTAAGGTAAAGGAACTTTGTTGGAAAACCATCAGTAAGTGAAACCTGTGAAGAGTTAGATCGTAGTGGCGTACCACTTATGTATCTTGTAATATGAAGACGTACTGTTTTCATATACTTGATGGTAAATGGTAAGCCTGATTGCTTCCTCATTGATTCCACTTGCCCAATATATCTCTTCCCTAATATCCGATTATGAAATAGTAAGTCTAATAACCTTAATATTATTAACTTGCTAGTTTTCATGATTGTTTATTATAGAAGAGCACCTATAGTGTCCAGTTGTAAACATAGCTGGATCCCGACCTTTTACGGGAGGGTCACTATAGGCTCACCCGCAGGTGGCCGGCGTCATACACACTAAGTGCATGATCGGTGCCCGCCAACGGTGAAGCAAGTCACCAGAATCCAAGCTTATTAGGCTTGAACTTGGTTAACAACCTACTCAGGAATCCAGTTGAAACTGGCTGAGTTGATCGCAGGATATAAGCGTAAAACACTTATATGGTTCTATTGAACCGCTTCTGGGGACCTAACGGTCTCCAGGAGCCAA